CGCGCAACCCGACCATCCTGGCCGAGCGCGCCTTCCACACCACCAGCGACTTCCCCGCGCTGCTCTCCGCCGCGGCCAACAAGATGCTGCTGGCGGCCTACGCGCCGGCCGCGCCCACCTACCGCACGCTGTTCCTCCGCCGCGATTTCCGCGACTTCAAGCCGCACCGCCACCTCCGCGTCGGCGACTTCCCGACCCTGCTGCCGCTGTCGGAGAATGGCGAGGTCCAGGCCGGCACCATGTCCGAAAGCCAGGAGCTGGTCTTCCTGCAGACCTTCGCGCGCCGCATCCGCGTCACGCGGCAGATGCTGGTCAACGACGATCTCGGCGCCTTCACCGACTTCGCCAGCATGATCGGCCGGCGTGTCGCGGACTTCGAGAACGCGACCGCCTATGCCCTGGTGAACAGCGCCGCCGGCGACGGCCCCACGCTCATCACCGGTGCCGCGGCGGTGTTCGGCACCGCCGCAGCGCGCGCCAACAAGGCGGGTGCGGGCACCGCGCTCGACCTGCCGAACCTGGCGCTGGGCCGTGCCGCGGTGATGCGACAGAAGACCCTGGACGGGCTGCCGATCGCGGTCGGTGCCCAGATGCGCCTGCTGGTCGGGCCAAACCAGGAGCTCGCCGCGCGGCAGCTCACGGTCTCGGTCCAAGCGACGCAGACCAGCAACGCTAACGTCTACGCCGGCTTCGTGCAGCCGCTGGTCGAGCCGCTCATCCCGGCAAACCGCTGGTATCTCTTCTCGGATCCGATGGCGGCACCGGTCTACGTCTACGGCTACCTCAACGGCGCCGAGGGCCCGCAGGTCACCACCGGCAATGTCCAGGGCGTGGATGGCGTCGAGGTGTCGGTGATCTTCGACTTCGGCGTCGGCGCCATCGACTGGCGCGGCGCCTGGTTCAACCCGGGCACCTGATCCCGGCTCCTCCCTTCCATCGTGAACCCATGCAGAGGGCGCCCGACACCGGGTCCCCGGCCAAGCGAATGCTTGGCTGGGTGGTGTGGGCGCCTTCTGCGTTTCTGGAGACCTCATCCCCATGCGCAACTACGTGCAGCCGGGCGACAGCCTGGCGCTGGCCGTTCCCTATGCAGGCGGCGTCACCTCCGGCCAGGGGGTCCTGGTCGGCGCGCTCTTCGGTGTCGCCGCCGTCGATGGCGCCCAAAACGCCGTCATCGAATGCCAGACCAAGGGCGTCTTTGACATCACCAAGCAGCCAGCGCTCGCCATCACCGCCGGCGCGCGCCTCTTTTGGGACGACACCAACCGCCGCCTCACCACCACCGCCACCGGCAATTTCCAGGTCGCCATCGCCGCAACGGCGGCGCTCGCCGCGGACACCACCGTCCGCGCGGTGCTGCTGCGCGTCCCGGCGTCCGGCGCATGAGCGGGGATCCCAAGGCCGCGCGGGGCTATCGCAATCGCAATCCCGGCAACATTGAGCACGTCCCGGCCAACAAGTGGCTCGGCCTGGCCGACCCGCCCTCGGATGGGCGCTTCTGCCGGTTCCACTCGCACCAGCACGGCATCCGCGCGCTCGCCCTGCTGCTGCAGAGCTACCAGGATCGGCATGGCCTGCGGACCGTGCGCGGCATCGTGGCGCGCTGGGCGCCCAGCACGGAGAACAACACCCGCGCCTACCAGGACGCGGTGGCCAAGCGCCTGGCGGTCGGGCTGGATGATCCCGTCGACCTGCACGACGCCGCCACGCTGCGGGGCATGGTCGAGGCGATCATCCGCCATGAGCTTGGCGGCCAGCCCTATGCGCCGGAGGTGATCGCCGACGGGCTGCGCATGGCCGGGCTGGTGGAGCGGGGCATCACCCGCACCGGCACCGTCCGCGCGGCCGCCGGAACGGCTGCGGCCGGCCTGACGGCGGCGGTGGTGATCGAGACTGTGACCGCGCTCGCCCCGCATGCCGATGGCCTCGCCTCTGTGGCCCGCGCCCTCGGCCCCTGGGGCGTGGCGCTGGCCGTCGCAGGTGCCGCGGCATGGGCCATCCTCCAGCGCCTGCAGCGCCAGCGGGAGATCGTGCCATGACCGACCACGACCGCGAGCTCGGCGCCATCATCGCCCGCCTCACCGAAATCGAGCGCCGGCTCGGCGAGGGCGACGCCGACATGCGCGAGCTCACACGCACGGTGACCGAGCTGGTCAAGGCCATGGCGGCCCTGACCGCGCGGCTGTCGCTGTCCGCGGTGGGCAGCACCGGTGGCATGCCCATGGCGGTGCCGGCCACCGGGGCAGCGGCGGCGGGCGGCATCATCGGTGCGGCCATGGGCGCCAAGCTGGCCTCCTGGTTCGGGCTGGGATGACCGTGTTCGATGCGGCGCTGGCGGTGCTGGCCGCGGATCCCAACCTCGGCACCAACGCCACCTACCGCGCTGGCGGCACGGGCACAGCCGTCGTGATCCGTGTGCTGCGCTCCAGCCCCGACCGGCTGGTGGACGGCTTCGGCACCGGCATCCTCCAGGCCACCGACATCCTCACGGTACCCCTCGCCACGCTGCCTGCCATCGAGCCGGGCGACAGCTTCACCCTCGGCGCCGATGTGCTGACGGTGGACAGCGCCGAGCGCGATGCGGCCGGCATTGCCTGGCGCGTGCTCTGCCGGCGATAGCCCATGCGCCTCACCGCCATCGTGGGCGACCTCCGCAAGGCACTGGCTGAGGAGGTCCGCGCCGGCGAGCGCGCCGCCTCCCGCGCCGTGCGCGCCGAGACCGACGCGCTGAAGACTGAGCTCCGCGGCCAAGTCACCGCCTCGCTCGGCGGCAAGGCGCGCGGCATCGCCAATGCCTGGCGCTCGCAGGTCTTTCCGCGCAGCGGCGTGTCGCTGCGCGCCGCCGGGCTGGTCTGGAGCAAGACCCCGCTGGTGATCGACGCCTTCGATCGTGGTGCGCTGATCCGCCCCAAGGGCGGCGGGAAGTTCCTGGCCATCGCGACGGGCTTCAATGCCGCCCGCGGCTGGCGCGGGCGCGGCGGCAAGGGGCTGCGGGTCACGCCCGCGCAGATGGTCGCCTCCGGCCAGGCCTTCCTCCGCCCGTTCAAATCGGGCCGGGGCTTCGTGTGGTGCCTGCCGCTGCGCCAGGGACAGGGCACCGGGCGGCGGCGGCGCACCCGTCTCATGGCCGGTGGCGTGGCCGCAGTCGGCACCGCCAATCGAAAGGGACGCGAGGCCTGGGCGCGCGGCCTGCTCGAACAGGGAATGGTGCCGATGTTTCTCCTTCTGCCGCAGGTGCTGCTGCGCAAGCGGCTCGACGTCCGGGGCGCCTCGCTGCGCGCCCTGCGCCGCCTGCCGCGGCGCTTTGTGGCGGCCTGGGGCGCAGAGACGGGGCGTGGGCCGTGAGTGTCCGCGAGGCGGCGCTCGCCGCCCTGTCCGCGCGCCTGGGCGCCGCCCTGGCCGCACGGAGCCCCGCGCCCAAGCTGCTCCGCAACGAGACCGTGCCGCAGCGCCTGCCGCCTGGCGGGCTGGTGGTGCTGCGCGATGGCGAGACGGTGGAGGAGACGGCGATCCTCTCCCCGCTCGCCTGGCAGATCGAACACCGCGCCGTGGTGGAGGTGGTGGCGGCCAGCACGGCGTTGCTCGACGCGCTGCTGGTGGAGATCGGCGCAGCGATCACCGCCAACCGTACGCTGGGCGGCGCCGTCGCGTGGGCACAGCCGGGCAGCGCGTCCTTCGAGGATGTCGAGTTCGAGGGCGCTGCCGCCGCCCGCACCGCCGCCATCCCCGTCACCCTCTGGTTCACCGTCGCCGGCTCGCCGCTGGCCTGACAGGAGTTTCCCCATGCCCCGTGCCATTGGCGCCAACTCGCGCCTGCTCATGATCCCGGAGGTCACCTACGGCACCGCCCCGGGTGGGAACTGGCGCCGCGTGCCCTTCCTCTCCAGCAGCCTCGGCGCCGAGCAGCCGCTGCTGGACGCCGACGTCATCGGCCTCGGCGGCAATCGCGATCCCGCCGCACCCTTCCTCGACACCGTCACCGTCGCCGGCGATGTCGTGGTGCCGATCGACCTGGTGAACACCGGCCATTGGTTGCGCCTGCTGCTCGGCGCGCCGACCACCACCGGCACCAGCCCGAACTTCATTCACACCTTCGGCTCGGGTGCGGCGGCGCTGCCGTCCCAGGCAATCGAGACCGGCTACCCGGACGTGCCGTCCTTCGACGTCTGCGCCGGCGTGCGCGCCGACACGCTGGAAATCGACTTCTCGCCGACAGGGCCGGCGACCGCCACCATCA